TATGTTTATAATGGCATTTGAAAAGCATAATGAAAGAAACAAATTACCTAAAGGTGCTGAAATTGTTAAAAAAGGCAAGTGGATGCATATTGGATTTAAAAAGGCCGATGATGTAATTGCATATGCCAAAGCACAAGGGTTTGTTAAGGACCATGGAGCGTTTAATGAGGCGGTTAATGTTGATATGAGAACTAAAGGTTATAAAGAAGCTCGAGCTAGAAAGAAGACTCGTGAAAGCAAAAAGATTAGCCCCTTACAGCAAATTATTAATGCTGCTAATGATGTACTAGCAGGTAAAGCTGCTGTGGTAGAAGATAATGTTACTGGGGCAGCCGTTGCAGGAACTGGGGACGACTCTAGTACTGTTGTTAAGAAAAAGAAGAAGGAATATTAAACCACTCTTGTAAGCATTCCCGGTAGCTTTCTTTATCCATAGATACTAAGCTACCCGAAACTGTCTTGTAAGACACTCCATCCTTATACAATGTCACGTCATTGAATCCAACCGGGAGATCTACCTTCCGGGTGCCATCCTTTCTAAAAATATCTATTTGCATCGTTTACTATTCGGATGTCTCTTACATCTATAACTTCCATGGCTACTAGCTTTCTTGCTTAGCTTATTACCATTGTTATCCTTTTTAAATTTAATACCTTCAATCGCCGATTTACCCATGTCGCACTCCCATTTTAAATACACTTCTTACATCATTAAACATTGCCCTTACCCTATCTTTATTGAGTCCCCTAACAACCCTACTCTTACCGTTTGTAAATAATACGAGATGATTACTCCACAATCGCTATTACCTCATTATCTCTCATCATAATATATTCCTCACCATCTACATTTAAAGGGGTGCCAGTATGAGCTTCGAACATTACTTCATCACCTTTAACTAACTCCACTTCAATCCAAACACCATACTCATACTTACCTGGCCCTGTAGCCATAATCTCACCCCGGGTAGGCTTCTCCCCCCTCGAACCAGGAATGATTAATCCCGACTCCGTTACATTATCCACATCAACTGGTTTAACAATAATTCTATCTCTCGTTGGTTTTAAATTCATGATCTCTCCTTTGCAATTAAATATTCCCTTACCACTCCACTTCTAACAATATCCCTTATGCCAAACTCTACCGAGGCAAAGCTCTTCATATTGGATACAATTCTTAACAACTTACCTAGCTCATCTGTATTAGCTTGGGCAAAATCTCCTGAGAATATAATTCTCGAATCTTGACCGATTCTTGTCATTATAGTATCAAGCTCGTTAAAGTCTAACAGCTGACACTCATCAACAAGTATAACAGCTTCATCAAGGGTAACCCCCTTTAAGAATGAGGTTGGTAGAAACTGTAAGGTACCCTGCTCCTTGAGCCTATCGTAGAGCATCGAGAATGCTACTTCATTAGGTTGCTCAAACATATAAGTGACCATACCTTCGTATGGGCCTTGAAACAGCTCAATTTTATCATTGATTGATCCCGACATAAAATTAATGTCCCCGGACGGTATCAAGCTTCTAACTATGTATACGGTCTTTTGAGGGGTGCTAGGATCTAATACTGTTTGCAAAGCATTATATAAAGCTGTAAAGGTTTTTCCCGTACCAGCACTACCATAAAGGAAAAGATTCTTCCCTTTACTATATTCGTTAAACATTTGTTGTTGGTTGGCGCCTATCGGGGCCAGTTTTACCATTGATTTTTGATTTACGTCCATATGTTTAATTAGGGCCGGAGCTGATATAATCGCAAGGGCCCTAAACTCCTTTATTCTGTTTCTATTCTCGACTTTAGACTTTCCCTATGCTTGTCTATAACCTGTTTTGTTTTAATATTTTTAATACTCTTCTTACCATACCTCTCACCCACTTCTGAATTAGGGTGAGCTCCAGCTACCCTACTCATAACCTCAGTCCAAGCCCCGTCACTATTAGTAGCTGGGCTCTTACCCGAGCTGGATATGGTTTGAGGCGCGACCGTAATATGATCTCTCCATTCAGGGTTCGCTTCCTTGAATTCCAATTTACTAGCGTAAGAGAAGGTCTTCTCTATAATCTCGCCAGTATCATCATTTTTAAAACCGTAAATGGGCATTATACAGCTACGAAGTCATCATCCCAATTGAATGCTTCTTTAACAAGCTTAACAGTTAGACCTTTATATACCTTATGAACTCTTTTGTTCCTCGCGTTTATTAATAGGCCCGCTTCGTTAATATGTAGGCCTTCTAACATTTGAATAAACATCATCTCCCTCTTAGTTGTAGTAAGCCTATCATTCCCCCCTTCAAGGAAATTAAACACCTTCTTCATTTCATGTGCTAATGTTGTATGCTCGGTACCCTCTTCAGCCTCATTCTTTTTAAATGGCACATCCCCTTCTGGAAGGGCCCATTTAATCTCAGGGTCGAATGATGATTTAAGAATCATTCTTAATGCTGGGGTATCATATCTTTGCATAATCTCTAGCTTAGCTGCTCTGTTCTTTGCTTCGCCTACTCGTGTCAATACCTCTGACAATAACGGGGTGTAAGTATCTCTTTTCATTTTAAAAGTCTCCTATATCTGGAATTAGTAAATTAAGTTTCTTGGAAATGAAGTAATTCAATAAATCACTTCTCTTGTTAGTAACAGGCTTATTATATTCATCTATAATTCTGTTAGTTATATTCTCGGGAATCCTCTCTAGGTTAATAAGTAGATCATTCCTTTGATAATTTCGTTGCATCTCTTCCGTGCCGTAATCTTTAACATCATCATACAACCAGCCCAATAGCTTCTTCTTGGTAACAGGGCTTTGCCTAATACTATCGGTGAATGAATTATCAGGGCTTAGTATGTTGGGGATTCCATCAGAACTATCACCTTTAATAATATGTTCCCTGAGGTATAATGAAGGATTATCATTCTTAATAAATTTACGCTGTACCGGTCCATACTGGGTAACGAAAGGGTGCTTATGTAATTGTATAAAGTCTTTATCAACTGAAAGTATTAATACCTTCCGGGGGGCATACATTCCTGCTTCTTCTTTAATAATGGTTGCGATAACATCATCAGCTTCCGTATTATCAGCTTCAATTTGTTTATAAGGGAAGTTATCTTTCAACTCCTGCTTAATAGTATTGATAGCTTCATATACAGCTTTCCAATCGTAAGCACTCTTATCCTTCTGCTTCTTTCTAGATGCCTTGTAACCAGGGAAGTATTCCTTTCTCCAATAATCTTTATTGTCATAGCATAGTACTATCTCACCATACTCCCTATAAAACTTCTTTCTATGATATCTGATAGCTTCTAATATCATAGAGCGCACCTCGTCAATATCTATCTCTTTAGATCGGTGATTCAAGTAATACATTATGTTTGATATAAACAACTGGGAACTATCAACTAATATCATTTATACACCTCTTTAATATCATCATAATATACTCCATGTGTTCTCTTGGCTACACCATTCTTATCATAGGCCATTGCAACACATTGCCAAGACACTTTCTTCTCCTCTTCCATGCCAATGAAATCACTTATCCATACACCGTTTCGTAGATATGATTCACACATTCTCTTGTACGCAAGGGTAGATGATAGCTTAGCTACGGCGCCCTTCTCCTTTCGAGCTGCAGCTTTTCTATAGGCCGCGGCCAGTACAGTCTGGTTCTTAATATACTTCTTTACATTAACCATAGAGAATTCATTATCAGCGTCTATAGCTAATACCGAAGGGTCAATGTTTTTATATTGAGCTGGCTTCTTAGCTGCACGAGCTTTAGCCAGGCGTTCTACCGCTGCAGCTCTTTGCTCGGCGGTCATAGGTTTACGTTTTTTTCTAGTCATAATATAATTATATAGTATATCAAGATGTAAATCAACTAATATTTTTCACAGACCCTATACCTAATTTAATAGCTATAATGCCATTATAGTTGTCTTCCCGTAATAAAACCCTTTCCTTGAATTGTATCTCTGCTTCCCGGTAATTAGTCTCACCTCGAGTATCACACAAAAGGATTATCTCCCTCTTGAAATGGTCCTTACCTAATAACTCAATATCGGCTAAGAGTCTATTTGATGATCCATAGTAAGTTTGCCAGTCGGTATCAACGATCTTGTGTCGCTTATTCTTTCTACCTTTGAGGGGCTGAAGCTTGCGCTTCGACTTGAAATACTTCCTTCCGATATAATCATGGCCATTATCCAAATTAGTAATGCGATAAATAAAGCCATAATAATCGCCGACATCGTCAATAGTAAATTCTTTACCATTATAAGTCCACATCATTATCCATATAGTCTACATCATATCCACAGAAGGGGCAATAGCCTATATCTAAGTCTAACTCATCTGACGGTATGGTCATACCTAAGTCGACAACTTCCACTTTAAACTCTTTGTTACAATCACTACAAACTGTCATATTTAAACCAATTACAAAAAACTATTTATAAAGGGCCGTTTGGTTATAAGGTGGCCCATGCCTCAAATCAACCTCCTATCAGGCGGCGATTGCGTAAGTATTTGCGTTAGCGTTTACTTTATTTGTGTTTAAGTGTTGTCTACACTAGCGATTGCTACCTTCTATTACCTAGTCGAACACTATTTCAACCCCATCAGAAGTATACTGCTATTCAGCTCTCTGAATATACTTTTGGTGGAGTTGGGCGGTACTGCCCCGCCGTCCTAAATAACTCCAATAACAACTTTACGCTGTTTATAAATTAGGTGGAAGCACTCGATAGACTTTAGCCTATCCTTATCTTCCATTATATCGCCTGCGTCTTCGCTGACTGAAAGTGGTTCGTAGTTTTAAGTTCTACTAAACTCGTTCGTTATATCCACCAAGTATGGTTTCAGTACGAATATTCATAAAAGATTATTTATTAAAAATCTTATATAGTACTGCAGCGGCTACTAAACCAATTAAGCCTTGAGCGCCAAGTTGTGCAACGATACCAGTGATGGTGCCAATAATGTCACCTCCAATGAATGGAACTGTTCCACCAAAAATTACTTGTAATACGATTGCAAACGCAATCAATGCTACACCTGCTTCAGTGCCAGATTTAATCCAGCTAACTATATCTTTCAACATATTTTTCTCCTTTTAATTTAGAGTCAAGGGATTATTCCCTCATTGTATATATACTAATCAATATCTAGAGATCATAGGCATTCTCGTGACTTAATGGTAAGGTTAAGGATAATAATATTACGCATGAGAATCAAAGATATGAAGGTCTCAGCTACTGTTCCTCGTTACATCTCCATTAGTGTATGGTTCTTTTTATACACTTGCAATCCTTCTGGCTAAGCCTATTAACAAGTATACTCTCGAATAAATCTAGAGATATTATATCTGTCTTATGTATATCATTAACAGTCTCGTAAAAGCACTCCAAGGTATGCCCTAATTGCTCGGCATACATTTGAGTATATTGTTCCTTATTGGTGTCTATATTCATATACAATATTTAGCCTAATGTCGCATGTCGCATAAATGCATCCTATAACTCTTATCCACAATTTCATGATCAGTCATCTCAGGTAATTGATTATCCATTATAAGACTCAACACCCAATCAAAGTATTCAGCTTGATCAGCCAGACACATCGTGAAAAATGGATGATCTTGGTTATACACAGCCGGTGGGCATTGGAAGGGCCCCAAATTTTGTTATCGCTTTCATCGGTGCTGATATCATAATCCATTCTTTGAATAGAATCTTCTTATCAATACCTACGTATTTTGAGAATGTTCTGATTGGTGGCACTGCTGAGTTTTCGGCAAAGTACTCCCGTGCCTTTTCAATCTGCATAACCATGCTTTCAGTTAATTCAATCTCATCTTCCTTAGCCATCTCATGCATTACGTCAAGGGTCCATATTGTAGGGTCTACTAAGTATCCGTTACCTGTTCTATCTAAGCTCATCTTCTCTCCTTATTAGTGATCTTATATTATATACTAGATCAAGATAAATGGCAACTTACAAAAGGAATCCCTCAATTAAGAGGGATTAAGTATGCTGTATAACGATGGTTAAATTTTACTTATTGTTATCCATAAACTCAGGATAGGCTGATTCGCCTGTTTCCCACATATCTGAACCAACAAGTTCTTCTTCTGCACCAACTCTCAAACCGATAGTCATTTTGAGTAAGTACCAAACTGCAAGTGATGTACCAAATACAAATATGAATATTGCACCTGTACCTAACGCTTGCCCATACAATGTAGCATCGGTATTTAAAATCGGAACCAACATTAGTCCCACAATACCTGCCACACCGTGAACACTGATCGCACCAACTGGGTCATCAATACCCCATTTCTCTAGCAATGCCATAGAAATAGGAACGATTAATCCACCAATAGCACCATACAAGGCTGCCATCTCAGGTGAAGGTGAGAATGGATCAGCAGTAATAACTACTAGTCCAGCCAATGCACCATTCAGTGTTACATTTAATGCGGTCTTCTTTAACCAAAGTTTTGAGAGCATCATTGCACTCAGTAAACCTGCAGCGGCTGCAGTATTAGTATTAACAAAGATTTGAGCAACTGCGTTAGCGTTATCAATCCCTAAAATACTTAACTGTGAACCACCATTAAAACCGAACCACCCCATCCAAAGAATAAGTGTACCTAATGCAACTTGAGTTGAACTAGATCCGTGGATTGCAACCGGGTTACCATTTGCATCATACTTACCCTTACGTGGTCCGATTAATAGAACTGCTGCCAATGCGGCTGCTGCTCCTGCCATATGAACGATACCTGAACCTGCAAAGTCAAAGAACCCTGCTTCAGATAACCATCCTCCCCCCCAAGACCACGAGCCTTGGATTGGATAAATCACTGCTGTAAAGATACCAGCAAAGATTAAAAATGACCACAATTTCTTGCGTTCAGCAACAGCGCCAGAAACCACTGACA